GAGGGAGCTTTCGGGCTCCTTTTTTTTGTGTTAAAGTGTTTTTTTAACAAGGCTTACGAGGGTATTTTTGATAAAACCTGTTAATCTGTATTTATAAGGAGACCAACAAGATGCTTAAATTGCAGATAAAACGTTATAAGAAGTCTTATGATTTTAAAGCTGATCCAAAAAAACCGGACAGCTTTTCCAATAACTGGAAAAATAACAGTCTTGATGATTTTGTTTTAACTAAAAATTCAAAAGAGGTTTTTAGTTGCAAATGTCAGAGTGTTGCTAATTACTGCTTTGGGGATATGTCAGGCGGTGATACGGTCAGGCACGGTGATAGTGTTGCTAAAGGAGAATTCACAATTAAGTGTTTTGTTCCGCCTCGAAATTTTCACGGGGAAATTCATGCCATTACTAATACACGGGATATTGATGGGCAGTGGATTGATCGCAATGCAATGCAGACGGCAAACAGCGGTTATCAAAACGGCCGTTGGCTTATCCATGATAAGTTTTCTTTTGAAAAAGGAGCCGATACAAACTACGCTTGGAGTGCCGGCTGCTTCATTCTCTCCTCTAAAGATTTGGAAACATTTAATAAGATTCTCAAAGAATTCGGTATTAAAGCCGGAGATGAAATTCAAGGCATTTTAACGGAGGTATAATCTATGCAAGAAAAAACTAAAAACGAAATAAGCATGAAAACGGTAAGCAACATAATGGCCGGAGTCGGAATTGCGATTGTTATAATCTCATTTATTCTGAATGCCTGCAAAATTACTGATATTAACATGATGGACGCCCTTATGGCCGGAGGTTTTTGTAAAGGCGTATTCCTTCCTGTTGATGCCTCTATTTGGATTAACAACATTTTTAAAGGGAAAAATAATGTTCAATAAAATAAAAAAAACATGGGTAATAATCTGGGCTGTAATAGCGTCTATCTTTGCTGTTATAGGCTTTGTTTTATTGAACATAAAAAATAAAAAACATATAGAGGAGATGGCTGAATATGAAAAAGAAAAAACTAAGCTCGAAATTGAAAGTACTCCTGCTGCTGATCTTGTGGATATGGCTCCCAACGCAGACGCTTTACAGCGAGAACGAAACTCAATTACAGAATGCTTTAGACAAGAACTACGGAATAGACTTGAACAGAAACTACACAGGGCAGGAAGTTCAAGAGCTGATTAACATAGTTATTCAGAAAGCGGAAAAGTTTATAAATGAAAGCTACAATGCGGGATATAAACAAGGTGTTCTTGCTTATAAACCTGATGTTGAATATTGGAAAACTAAGGCTCTCGGATTTGAAAGACAACTAAAAAAACAAAAACAGGATAAGTGGCTGTGGGGCCTGAGCGGGGTAAGTATAGGATTTTTAGGAGGTATAGGGTTAAGCTTTGCAATTCGTTTGAGCTTTTAACCTTTATGATTTTATGGAAATAGCAAAATTCGTATTTAGTTCGATAGGAACATTTATTACAGTCTTTTCTTTATCTTTCAGTATTTTCCAATATTGGAGAAAAAATCAAGAAAAAAAGATGTCCGACTTCAAAGAGAATATTTACGAGGGATTAGAAAGAGAAACAAATGCCCGAAAAGAAGATACTATCAGGCTCGAAAAAAGGCTTGATAAATTGGAAGGCTCTCTTGTGCAATCTATGCAGCAACGCATGAGTAGTATTGAAGGAGAACTAAAAGGAATAAAACCGGTACTGCAATCTATTCAAAACTGGTTTATAAATAACACGCCGAAGGGATAATTGAATGGAAAATATATTTTTACCTAATCAAAGAATTCTTATTCTTCAAGGCTTGGAAAAGGATGCCGGCCGGACTCTATCAAACGAAATGCTCCAGAGACTTTTACGAAGTTATGGGCATAGTGTTAGTTTGCAGGATGTAAACTCTCTTATAAGCTGGCTTGAGCGGCGTGGCTATATTACAACTGAAAGACTGGCAGATAAGGCTTTGGTTTTGGCTACAGTTACCCGTGCAGGTCTTGATGTTGCTTTGGGTTATACCAGAGCTGACGGAATCGATCCGCCTTTTACGGAGTAAATTATGGGACAAAAAAGTGCCGTAGACCGATTGCCGGAAGATTTAAGAAAAAAACTCATCGAATTACTGAACCGTCCCGATGTTACTCAGCTTGAAATAGTTGATGCAATAAATGCAGAAGCAGGAGAACCTCTTATCTCAAAAAGCTCATTGAATCGATATGCTCAACGCATGAAAAAGTTTGCCGAAAAAAATCGGCAAGCTCGTGAAGTTGCTGAGGCTTACTTGGAAAAATACGGAAGCGACACAAGAAATCGTCTCGGTAAAGTCGTAAACGAACAGGTACGCCTTGTAGCTTTCGATTTAATATCGGAATTGGAAGAGATGAAAGAGGAAGGCGATGTTAATCCTAAATTTATTACGGAGGTTATTTTTAAGGTATCACGAGGTCTTAAAGAATTGGAACAGGCAGAAAAACTTAATGCCGAACGGGAAGATGAGCTAAGAAAAATTATTCTAGCGGAAACAGCTGCAAAGGTTGAAGAGGTCGCCAAGAAAAAAGGTGTAAGTAAAGAGGCTCTAAAAGCTATTTATAAAGAGGTTTTTAAAATTCAAAAATGACAATTGCAGAAGCTTTACAAGAAAATATTTTACTTGATTATCAAAAAAAATGGCTCCAAGATAACTCGAAGGTTAAGGTTTGGGAAAAATCGAGGCGTATAGGTGCGAGTTATGTTGAAGCTCTTTTTTCGGTTTTGGCTGCAGCACTGTCGAGAATCGACGGAGGCATGAACTGTTATTATCTTTCTTATGCTAAAGAAATGACACAGCAATTTATAAACGATGCCGCTTTTTGGGCAAAACTATTGGATATAGCCTGTTCGGACATGGAAGAGACGGTTATCAAAGATGAGGACAAGGACATTACTGTCTATAAAATACGCTTTGATTCGGGCTTTGAAATTTGGGGCTTGCCGTCCGTACCTCGATCGCTCCGATCAAAACAAGGGCATGTAATAATAGATGAGGCTGCATTCTGCGATGATCTATCTGAGTTGTTAAAAGCAGCCTTAGCTCTTTTAATGTGGGGCGGATCTGTTGCAATTCTTTCTACACATAACGGAGAAGATAATCCTTTTAACGATTTAATCAAAGAAATTCACGAAGGCAAAAAAAATTATTCTTTATTTAAAACAACAATAACGGATGCCTTGACTGACGGTTTATATCAGCGTATTTGTGAAGTAAAAAATGAAGAATGGACTAAAGAAAAAGAAGCCGAATGGCTTGATGCTCTTATTAAAGATTATGGCGATGGGGCTGATGAGGAACTCTTTTGTATTCCGGTTGCAAGCGGAACTCAATATTTTTCACGGGCACTTATAGACAGTGTAAAAGAATATGTGCCGGTATTCAGGTTTTCGGAAAGCGATGCTTTTACTTTTGAAAGCGAATGGAAGAGAGAGAGGAAAATAAATAAATGGTTTAAAGAAATAAAACCGGTGCTGCAAAGCACGGATAATCCCGTAGTCTTAGGAGAAGACTTTGCCCGTTCCGGAGACTTAACCGTTATTTGGCTTGATGAAATAATTGCAGAAGGACAGAGTAAAACACTGTGCGTTATTGAATTAAGGAATATTCCTTTTGCTCAACAATGGCAGATGATACGCCTTATAGGAAATGAGTTAAAGAGCTTTGAAGGAGCTGCCTTTGATGCACGAGGCAACGGACAGATGATTGCAGAATACGCAGTACAAGAATGGCCTGGCTATGTCTATCAAGTAATGTTAAGCCGTAAGTGGTATGCCGAAAACTTTCCGCATTTAAAAAGTGCCTTTGAAGATAAGATGACAACAGTTCCTAACGATGCCTTTATTCTCGATGATTTTAAAGCGGTAAAGGTCGTACAGGGTGTGCCGCTTATTAACGAACGGACAGGAGGCGGACGAATAAAAAGGCACGGCGATGCCTGTATAGCCAAGGTAATGGCTAAATTTGCAGAACTTCAAAGCTATGAAGCAGGCTATCAGCCTTACTCTTATGAAGGGTTAGATATAAAAAATAATTTTAGAAATAAAGGAGTCAATATATGGGCTGGTTGGGACGACTAGGCAAAAATAAAACCGATGAAAAAAAATCCGTCAATAAAAAAATATTGGCAGAACAAAGGGCAACACCTGTAGCAAATTCCAATAGAGACCTTTGGTCAGGCGGATTGGTTGCAGGTTTGACTCCGGAGCGGTTAGCCTCAATTCTTGATAAGGTAAGACGAGGCGATATTCCTGCCGAATATTTGGAGATAGCCGGAGAGCTGGAAGAACGAGACGCTCATTACCGTTCTGTGCTTTCTACCCGCAAACATGCCATTGAAGGCTTAGAAATGTATGTTCAATCTGCCGGAGACGATAAGGACGCCCTTGCAATAGCAGAGGCTGTAACGGAAGATATAGCCGAACATGCCGACATGATGGACTTGCGGAAAAATGCTCTTGATGCCTTGGGCAAAGGCTTTTCGGTTAATGAAATTATTTGGAACACCGAAGGTGCTCGCTGGAAGCCTGAAACTTTTATATTTCGCGATCCTCGCTGGTTTGCATACAACAAAGAAACGGGCTTATTGTCTTTGCGAGATGTGTACGGAATGGAACTCTCTCCTCTTGACCCGTATAAATTTATAATTCACGAACCAAATCTTTTAAGCGGTAAACAAATAACTTCAGGTTTAAGTTTTACGGCTCTTTTTTATTGGCTCGTAAAAACTTATGATGTAACAAGCTGGGCAGCCTTTGCCGACCGCTTCGGTTATCCTGTCAGGCTTGGTAAATACGGCCGTAAGGCAACAAAAGAAGATATAGCAACATTAAAGCGAGCTGTTGCAGCCATAGGCTCGGATGTCGGGGCCGTTATTCCCGATTCAATGGTTATTGACATTATCGAAAGTAAAACAACTTCAGGCACTTCGGAAGTTTATGAAAAGATTGCCGACTGGTCTGATAAGCAATTATCAAAACTGGTACTCGGACAAACTGCAAGTGCCGAAGGAACACCCGGAAAGCTAGGTGACAGCCAAGATCAGCAAGCGGTAAGGCAGGATATACTCAAAGCTGATGTAAGGCAGTTAGAACAAACCTTAAACCGAGACCTTGTTATTCCTTATGTAAAATTTAATTTTGGAACTCAGGAGCGGTATCCTAAATTAAAAATAAAATATGTTGAACCGAAAAATGTGCAGCTGATAGTTGATTCTGTTACAAAATTAGTGCCGTTAGGCTTAAAAGTCAAACCTCAAGAAATGAATGCCCTGCTGGGCCTTTCTAGTCCTGAAAAAGATGATGTGGTTTTAACGGCTCCTTCTCCTTTAGGGTTTGATATGAATTCTCAAAACAAAAGCGGGATTGCACTTAATGCAAGTGAAGTTTCACATGATGAAATTGAACTTGATGATAGCGAAAGCGGGTTAATTGAAATTACAGATGACATTGCTGAGGTAATCGAAAAAGCAGCAGACAAGGCTGTTGATTTTAAAAGTTTTGAAACGGAACTTGAAAAGCTGGTAAGCGGCTGGGATGCCGAAAAGATTGCCCGAACTATGGCAATTGCATTTTTTAAAGCTCGAGCACAAGGCGACAATGATTTTGAAAAGGAAGATTGATGAGCGATAATTTTATTCCAAAAGAAGCTTTGGATTATATCAAAAATAAAAACCTTAAAGTTGGCTTTAGTTATAAGGATGTGTGGAATGAAGAACATGCTACAGCTTTCACCGTTGCAAAGGCAATGCAGATTGATGTACTTTCTGACCTAAAAAAAGCTGTTGAAAAAGCAATAGAGGATGGACAAAGCTTTGAAACTTTTAAGGAAAACATAAAACCGACATTGCAGCAAAAAGGCTGGTGGGGTAAAAAGAAAATGACTGATCCGCTGACAGGTGAAGTTATTGATGCTCAGCTTGGAAGTGATAGAAGGTTAAAGGTTATTTTTAATACCAATGCTCGAAATGCATATCAAAAAGGAAAGTATGATAGAGGAATGGAAAGTGATTTGCACCCTTACTTTATTTATAGAATAGGCACAAGTGCGCATCACAGACCGGAGCATGTGTCATGGGATGGTTTGATTTTGCCTAAAAACGATCCGTGGTGGGATGCTCACTATCCTCAAAAAGAATACGGCTGTAATTGCATTACCTATGCAATAAGTGAAACAAGAAAAAAGAAGTATGAAAATAAGGGTATCCGTATTCCTGCAACTGCGGACGGTTCGGATCCCGGAGGAATATTGAGAGTGCAAACTCAAGCTCCTAAAACGACTTATCGGAATTATTATAATGAAAGGAAAGGAACGATTGAACGCATTCCTAACGGTGTTGCACCAGGTTTTAATTGGTCAATAGGAAAAACAAGACGAAATACTCCTATAGTAAATTCCTGTATAAAAAAGACTAAAGACAAAATACCTGAACAATTTGAAGCTGTTGCAAAAAGCCTTATGACAAATTCTGCAACAAAAGCGGCTCATGTTGATTTTATAGATAAGGCAATAAACCGAAAGCTTGATAAGAAGTATATAACTCCGGTAGGGTTCTTTGATCTAAAGAGTGCCAAAGCCTTGGAAAAACAAGGTATCGTTATTGGTGATCATAATTTAATAATGCTTGAAGCGGGGCTAGTACAGAGTGCAAAATATTCGGTTAGACATGCAGCAGCAGGCAACGCTCCTGATATGTTTGATTGGTATAATTTAATTGATTATCTTATTGATGCTGAGATTTATTATGATGGAATAGGTCTTATTTTTTTGAAGAAAAAAACTGAAAGCAAATATATGAAAATAGCCGTTGACATCAGTATGAAAAATAAAGGACATAGAGGGGTTGCTATGCTTCTTCCTAAAATTGATACTATGTATGAACTTGATATTTCTACAGACAGCGATATGGGAATGAACGAATTTAGGCGTATAACGACCAAATTAAAAAAAATAAGATAAACGGAAGCGGTTGGAATCGAACCAACTGCCAAGGGCTTATCCCTACCATCGCTCCTATACTTGGTTTCTTCTTCCGTTCATCCTTAATAATAGTTTAACCCAAGCTCGGCTAAAATGCAAGTACCACCTATCTTTTTTTAACCTGCGTTACAACACTAAAACTCTCTTTTTTTTATAAAATAAGTTATTCCTTGCGCTCGACTTACTGTCAGCATACACCTTGGCCGGAGGTGTTGTATCCGGCTAATAATAAGTTATTGATGTTTATGTCATGCCGGCGGACTAGTGCCGGCAATCTTTATCAGAAGGAGTAACGGTATGACCAAAAAGTTAAAAGCCCTTATTGTCTTTTTTGCATGGTTTCTTATTTTGATCTGTGCATTGGTTATGATGATATCGGCGTGTATTCCTTCCGAAGGCTTAAGCAGGGTATTGGTGTTTATAATGTCTGCCCTTATCATAGGTTCGGCTTTTTTAGTCTTTATCTTTGATCCTGCAACATTTACCAAAACCCACACCACGGCATCGGGAGATTAACACTAAGGGGCTTAAAGCCCCTTAGTGTTGCGTAAAAAATAGTTTTGTGTGCAGGTAATGTCCTGCATTATTTTAAGGAGAAGTTATGTATTGTAAAAGAATAAGTGAGGCGGATTGGGTTAAACGGCAATCATACTACGAAGTGGAAGCAGACTATATGATCGATCGCGAGCGGGTAAAGAACAAGGAATATCGTTTTTTACTTCGTTTTGTAAAAAGAGCGATGCGGTTTTTGTGGGTAAAGATTTTTGCTTGATGGACAAAGCATGAATAAAAAAAATAAAGAACAAAAATGTGATTATTGTCAAAAACTTATAAACGATAAATCCGCGGCCGTTTATATAGGCGGAGAAAAATGCGCAGTTTATTGTTCTACGGAATGTATGAATAAAATGTTTAAAAAAGGTCTCCGTGCTTTAAGGGGAGGTATGAAAATGACACACAAGTGTTCAGTTTGCGGTAAACGCACGAGCAATGGTTTTGAGTTGGAACCTGACGGTAAAATACCCGAAGTAACAAAACCGATGTGGATATGCAGCACAAAGTGCGGTAATGCTTTTTCATCAAAAATAAAAAGAAATCGAAAAGCGGAACTTCGTAAAACCCTCAAAAATAGAACCGAAAAGGCAAGCGAAGATGACTATATGAATATCTGGATTACATTAACACCTAAAGATATAAAAAAATTAGCAATGATAGGTTTCGGGTATTTAAAAACTCTTTCAGACAACACTCCCGCTGACTTTTATAAAAAACTTGCACGAGATTAAATTTTTACTCTCTCGGAGGCTTACATACCTTGCAAGGTTCTAAGCCCTTATCTCTTGCCGTCTTTATAGTTACCTCTTGAATTTTTTTTGCCTTTTTTAAAGTACGGCAATCTTGATAATGATATTTTTTTCCCTTGGCGGTTATATAGACCTTTGTCTCTACAGCTTTACCTGCTGCAAAAACTACCGTCAGCGCGGTAAATAAAAATGTAAATATTATGGCTTTTCGTTTATTCATAGTGGGTTACCTCATTACTGTGGTGTTATCGATATTGATATGATATCATCCGTTGAATATACTTTGTAAACTAATCCTGTAGATGTCTTGTATGCATCCTGATTTTGTTGTGATAAAATAGCGGAAACCTCTTTTTCTATTTCAGATTTATTTTTTGTGTCTATTACTGAAACAAGAATAGTCAATGCAAATTTTACATTTTTATAATCAGTATCTTTATTTGACTTAATTGATAAACTACTAAAAGAATGAACTTCATCTTGTTTAAAATAAGCCGTTACTTCCGTTTTATCATTTAAGCTGTATTTGAGAGTGTCTATACTGGCTCCTTTTTTTAAATTTTGCTTACTAATTTGTTTTATATTAAAATCTTTAGATACTTTATTGTATGTGTTTATAAAATCATCCAAGGTGTTAATTTTTGAATAAGATTCACCAAAAATAATGGGGACAGTATCAACAATACTATACTTATCATTGGCAATAAAAGTATTTTTTCCATTAACAATACGGCTTGTTTCAACACCGTAAAATACAGCAGCTATGTCTTTCATAATAACAATACCAGGGTTATGTCCTGCACCTATAAAGTAATTCAAAGTTACACCGCGAGCTGTAGTTAAAGATGATGGCAATTTT